GATGTAAGGAGTAACAAAGAAATCCCTAATATATTCTTGGTATGCTCGGCCAGTTCCTGAGTTAGATATATTATTTAAGAAATTTGGATAGTTCGATGAATTCAAATCATAATTCTTTAACTTCAAAGTCAAATAAGGTGAACTTATCCCCAATTTCTTTTGAATATTATTAAATTCTGTTTCAGTATTTAATCTAAAAAGTTCATCTATTTGATTTGAGTTTGCTCTTATCAATCCTGAATAGTGAGTCGTCAGAAATTGTCGTTCCCAAATTTCATAGAAAAACTTGATTTCTTCTTTGTTGGTATACGCAAGACCTGTAGACGGAAATTCTATCGCATTGATGTTGATTATATTTGTATCTCTCTCATTATCTAATGGAGGACTAGCGTTAGGGTTTTGAAACTTCTGTGTCAAACCTTTCATATATTCTTCAACAAATTCCACTTCAGGCCACTTGTCATACAAATAACCTTGAGTAATATCTACAACACTTGGATCTGCAAGATATTTTAACTGAAATCTTCCCTTCTTATCATCAGGATCTTCCACAAAGAATTGTGGCCAAGGATATACAGGAATTTGGGAATTTCTTGCATTATTATCTAATTCATTATTGTTGTATGTTACGGATGGGTCTCTTGAGACATAATCGATAGTTTCACTACCTAATGCCGATGTTTGATTGTCTAAAATTGCTAATTGACGAACTGGATCATATTTCACATTCCATGCATTAGTATGAACATCATCCATAAGTCGTATAAACCCTTCAGCTGACGCCATAATAACTGCAATCATGTTCCTAACAGTAGGTCTGAAACCTAACCCCACATCTGTGTCTTCAATCTTTCTTAATAATTTTGCAGAAATTTCAGTTTCGAATTCTGAAAGTTTTTTGTTTGCTTGTGTTTCCAACAGAGCAATATTTTTATCAAATCTATTTTCACCCTCAAATGTGAAAAAATTTTGAGGGACAGGTTCAATTTGATTCGGGCTTTCTGTTTTTTGGAATTCCGTTGGTACCCAAAGTGATGAAAGTGAAGACTGAAACGCAAGTATATCCGCTTCAGTAGGATTTGGTATTCCTGTTCTAATTCTTGTAGTTGCTCTCCAGTCTATTGAATCGTAAGGAGGAGGTGTGACCGAAATAGTATCATACTTTATAGGGTTCGGGGTTGAACCCATAGTAGGGTTTTCAGATAAAGATTTATTGTATTTGGAAATATTTTCTTGTAATAAAGTTATTGCTGTGGTTTTTACCTCACGAGATAAATTTTTGAATACATAAATCTTTTCTTGATTGTTAAGAAGAACGATTGGATTGGGATCTAAGTAAATTGCAAACCAAGAATTATTCGCCCCCCTCACATTATTAAAGTATTGAGTTAAAACTGATTTGTAATTTCGAATATTAGTTAAAGATTCGACCTCAGTTTTTTCGAATGATTCGACAATAGTTTGTTCAAACTGGTCAAGCTTGTTCATCAATTGAACCAAAGTTAATTCGGGAAAATTAGGTGCAATCAATCCTTTCGCTTTGTATTCACTATAAACTTCAACAATTTTTTGATAACCCTTCTCAGCAACAAGTTGCGTAACCACAGCCTCGCTTGATCCAAGATTATTAGCCCCTCGTTCTGCTTGAGTACTCGCTTGTGATTCGGCGGCTGCATTTGGTTGTTGGGGCCCTTCAACCGTTTGAGTCACGTCAAATCTTTGACTATACATGTGAGGAGCCGCCAATAAGTGGCCCATTGAGACCTCATTAAGGATATTAAATTTGTAACCTTTGAACTGAAGTCTAACTAAATAGTTTCCGCTAAATCCATTAAAGGACGCGTGAAATGTTTGTAAGTTAAGTTGATATCTGATGGCTTGCCCATAATACCCTTTTAATGTCAAATAAAAGGGTGGGTAAGGTAAATTAAAGAATGCTGAATAAGGAGAGTTATTTCCCAATTCAAACAATCCACGACCTTGTATATCTTCAAGTTGAATTTCTACGGTTGGTATAAAACTACTGTCGGTTTGTATATTGATTGAAGTTATCCCTAAGAGACCATTATCAATAATATCTTTTTCATTTGCAACAGTATTTTGAATATAAGGTTTGTCTCCATTTTTTGGGTCTTGTCCTTTTTCGAGTTGTTGGTTAGTCCCTTTGAACTGAGTTGAATTTTCTCCCGTAAGTTCGTCATAATATCCTGTTCCCAAAAATGCATTCTTTGTAGGTTTAAGAAAATTCATTTTCGCAACTGATATCGTTCGAATTCTATCTTCAGGTGATCCACCAACCGCAAGTTTTGTTCTTGGTAATAACTCAGCCTCCAAATTAGCATACATCACAAGTTTTTCGTGATCAACTAATCTTTCACTGATATTACCAAAATCATCAATTGTCTTGTTAGGATCAACCACAATAATGTTATTGTAATCGAATTCAACAAGAATGTTTCCACTATTATCCGCTTGAATATTACCTGCCATAATAATAAAAATGGTTTTCTAATGCCGCTTTGTAATCTTGTAAAGATGGTAGGAGGGGAAAAGGAATAATCAATACAGCACCATCGTAAATATTGTTTTCTAATCCGCCGAATTGAGGATTAGCTTGAAGAATCAACCAATTAAACACGGGAGAGTTATAAAATTCTTGTGAGACCTTATCCAATCTACTTTTTGCAACTTTATAGATATATGCCTTATCTGTGGGTTTTTGTGGTAACGAAACATAAGGCACAACGGTTTGCTCACCATTGATGAGAAAATCACTATATCTATTATAATATTGATACGCCATCAGTTCAGTTTTGCTTTAGATATGAAAGCTCCCGTGGCATTGTCACCGAGATCATTCCAAGTGTTTATATTTGTATTTTGGTTAGTAGTATCCGCTAATCCTTTAATCATATTCTCTTGTGAAGGTTTCTTTGATTCGTCACCTGAGTCTTCAGTTGTGAAAGTGAAGTCTCTAGTTTTCTTGTCAAATGGTGTATATACCAAGAAATTTTTCAAAGAGGTTTTTTCTAAATTATCAATAAACGATTTTGTAATATTGTTTTCCTCCAAGAAAACTGGTTTAGCTTTCAAGATCCAATAGTCGTCAAATATTTTTTCCAAATTGATTGACCCATTACCTAATAAGGTTTTGTTATTCAATACATTCCCGATTAGTTGTTGTTTGAAGGTTTCATACTTTTTATCATCAACAATATCATCAGAAAGAATCATATAGACTCTTCTAAAAGAATAGTTTCCATTAGCAAATAATGGGTTCACACTAAAAGGTAAGAAAACTTGTTCAGTTGTAACTGCTTTAGATTTACCATTTTCCAACTCAAAAACTAAAGTTCCTTGATATTCGGTTCCTGTTCCAGCATAAGTGAATTTACTTGGACTTTGAATTACCGCGTTAAACGCAATAATATCTTGTGAGATTTTTTTAGCATCATCCACTAATTCGAGAAGAGTGTCCGATGCTGTTGATGTTGGATGGACATCTTCGGTTCCTAAAGTGGTATAAACTGTTACAGGCCCGTTCTTAGCTTGAAATCCATCAGTTCCTGTACCAGAAATTCGATCGAATGTAAGAATGTTTAATCTCGCCAAAGTTTGAATATAACTTTGTTCTTGGTTTACTAAACTTTGAGTAATAGTAGATACTCCGTTTTGGAAAGTTGATTTTTTTCTTGAAACAAGATTATAGTAGTTTTCCTTGATAGATCTAATAAGTTGTGGTGAAAAATTCTTTGATGGTTCTGAAATATATTGAATAAATCCTTCGTTACCATCTTTGATGTTTTTATCTAACGTATCAAAAATATTATTGAATCTTTGTTCAACATTATTTGGTTTCCCGAATATATTCACACTCGGAGTATCTACATTAAGATTCCCGTTAGTGTAATTTCTTTCCAACAACCATTGTTGTCTTACGGCGTTATTATATTGATTAACCGTTTCTTTGGTTTTATTGACTACATTTGTAAAATAGGTCTGAGTTTCGTTTACAACTCGATCCATAAACTCGCCATAACTTATTACTCCTGTTGTCACACCCTCGGTTGATGTAGAGGAACTAACTATTCTACCAATAGAACTATTATTGTCTTGTCCCGCATTTGTGGTTGCATTGTTTACACCAGGAATTGGTGGTGGAGTTTGTCCCGCCAAGAATATTTGATCAAGAATTCTTGATGACTCGATATCACTAGCATCTGCTCTGTCATCATAGATCTCAGTGTTTGCATAGTAATTGAATGTTAGAGCATTCTGTAACTTGTCGATAGATTCTTTAAGTCCACTTCCGCCAACAAAGTTAAACCCTAATGTAACATTAGCAATCATCGGTTGAACTCCAATTCCTTCTGGGTTGAGGTCGAGCCCCTCATATTGAATCTGTAATGAATTCGGAATAATTTTAGTGTTGTAAAAATCTCCGACTCTCATAACCAAAACTGGTGGAGCACCAAAAGAAGTGTTCACAGCATTGTTATATTCAAGCTGAGGTTTACTTGTTGGTGTTACTTGTTTGATAGTTGGAATTGTATCTCCAGGTCTCATACATTGTTGAAGGAAGGTCAGTCTTGAATTCAATCCTTCAGGTGTTATTGAGTGAAATGCTGGTTGGAAAAACTTCAACTTATCCTTCAAGTTATCAAATACCATCGGTGTCTCAGCTTTTATAGTTTCAAAATAATCACACTCCGATAATAGAGCCCTTACAACTCTTTTGGTTATGTTGTCACGTGGCTTCCATTCATCAACAACTTCCTCAGTTGTAAAAGTTTCGGTAACAACGTTCCCAACTAAAACATCAATTCGATTCGGTACTGGCTCAGGTTCTGGATTGTTCAAAGTAGAAATAATTTCAGATATATATGATCTTCGACAAGCCATAGCCCCAACTGTAAAAACTTCTTTTGCACCAACAGGAGTGTCACCACCTGCAGTGGCAACTGAGTCAGAACAATTGAAAGTCTTTCCATTCGCTTCAAAAACTTCAGGAGGATATGGCCCTTCGGTTTTATTTATTGAATCTTTTAATTTCATTGGTGTCGATCTGGCGAGTTCACCTTGAGCACCCACACCAGGTTGTGTCCTTGGGTCTTCTTTAACAATTAATCTTGAATTTGCGACATATTTACTTGTCGCAGTATTTTCCGCAAAATACTTAATCATGGCTGTAACCCTTCTTTTGGACAACGCATCGTTGTATCCCACAGTTGCTGGTGCCGAACAACTTGAACTAATATAAATGGTAACATTTCCATTTTCATTGGATTCTAATTGTTTCCCCAATTCTATTGCAAAATCATTTATTGCCTCATAATTTGGTGTGACAACAGTTTTGAAAAAAGTCTCAGTTTCTTGAGCATTTGGTTGTTTCGAATATTTTTCATTAAGTTCTGCAGAATATCTCGGATATTCCGTTGTATAATTAATTACAGTATTTGGTTTAGGATAGTCATTTCCGTAATAAAACCCTAATTGTAGGTATCTTTGGAAAAGAGTATTACTGTCACCTCCACCTCCAGATTGGGATGACCCTTGATCGGATCCATTTGGAGAATTATATCCAGTTTCGATTGTTTTTCGAGTATATTCAATTTGTTCACGAGTCATTTCTTTTGAAGAAATTGCTTGTTGTAACTCGAAAAGATCATTTGGGTTTACAGTTACGTATTTTTTTGCCAATTCATAGATGTCATATTTCCGACATCCAGCAAAGAAAGATTCAAGGATACTATCAACTCTAGTCCTGTTAGTCTCATTTGCCAAAACTTTATTTACAATTACATTAAGAACTGAAGGATGATCAACAACAATTTTCCAAGTCAGTGTTCCTCCACGAGAAGTATTTTTATAAGTGTAGATTGGTTCTGGTCTACCTAAGAAATCAGAACTATTCCAGTTTGCTTGAACTGATTCACTAAAAGTTAACCCATATGGTGGGAACCACATAACTCTACCACCATTTGGTCCACGTTCACAAACAGGAAGATCCGCGGTAGAAAACCCTGGTGTTTTAGACGTTCTCCAAGCCAAATTCTCTAAAGAGAACATATATTTTTTGGCGTAAGCATTGTTATCTGTTCCAATCAAGTTTGTCGAATCTTGTCCACCCTCTTGTTTGTTTGGAGCAATATTCAAGTTGTAAGTCTTATCCAATACCGAATAAGAGAATCGTCTTCCTTCAGTTGTTATTCCATCAACCTTTTGAAGATCATTGTATTGTAAATAAGGAATGTCTTTTGCGAAAACTCTACAATATTCAGTTCCAACCTCTTGTCCTATTTCCCCTTCATATCTATAAACTCTTGATCCTTTTGTTAGTTCTTTATATCCATCATTGAATACTTTACTTACCTGATCAATTGCATTTCCAACGTGTTGTAATCGTTTTCCACCTTGTGGCTGGCTATCAATGATCCTTTGGGTATCATCCAAGATAGAACCTTCACGGAAAGGGATACCAACCGACTCTGTATTAACATAAGATGATGGTCTGAAGTCTTCATCTTGAGATGTAATTTCTCCTCCGATACCAACTTTCTTACCAGCATTATCTTTATATTTTGGAGAAACCCATGTAAATCCTCCTTCAATACCTCCACCATTACTATATGTTGGTCCATTGGCTCCCAATCTAACAGATTGACTTGGTCCTTCGTATAATTGAGCTAGCTCTGATGGTCCATAAACTGGAGATTGTTGTTCTATACCATATTGATTAACAGGAACATCACCAGGAGGTGAGAACACTTGTGATGGATTCGAAGTAATACTACCAACATAAAAATTACTATTGTCGGACTGTGTTCCCGTTAATACTCCCCCAACTCTATCTAAGAATGTTCTTGGATAGTTAGGTTTGTATTTGTTGAAATCTATGTTCTTAAACAATCGAGACCTCTGACCTGCCCCCATATTATTAAACATAATTTGGGAACCTGTCTCCCCTCCTCCCATCAATCTATTAACAAATTTCCCGACAGTACTACGTCTGAAAGCATTTGTAAGTTGTTGAATAGTGGTTTGTGGACCAGGATTGATGTTTGGGTCAAAGTATGATCCTGGAATTGGTGAAGTTGGTAATATACTACCCGCTAATCTGAGGGCAAAATTTGTTGCTGCTAATATAGGGTTAGCGGTAACTGTGATTGTAAAGTTTGGTTCTATGATAGGAACAACTCCTGTGAGTATGTTCACAACGTCAGTTCCACTACTAACATTCAAAATGTTAGCTCTACCCAAAGTATCTTGTCTTATTTGAGCCGCAATTCGTTCTTCAAATTCTTTTCGTAAAGTTTGTGCTCCTAATCGAGCGATAAATGAGTCTTGACTTACTAACCCATTACTTCCTCCTGGATTTGGTGATAATAGGATTGAAACTGGTGAATATGTTGAATATACAAATGTTGTTGGGTAAGGTTGGTTGTTTGATTTGTTTGTTGCGGTTGGTCTTTGTAAGGAATCAAAAAATTCAGCACTATCCAAATTTAGTTGACTTCCATTAGAAAAAACATTTAAAGGTTTCCATTTTTGAGATTCGGGTATTGATTGACCAACAATATTAGCATCTTGATAACCATACTCTCCCTCGTTAGATTTCGTATTCAATAAGGCACCAGGATCTGGAGCTTGCTCATAACCACCCTCATTACCATATTGGTTAAGTGGATACAACTTGTTGGCAAATGAAGGTTGGTCAATCAATTGATCAGGACTATCTTGAACTGATGAATCTGATTGAATATACTCCGTATTGATTGGTTGTGTTGGTCTATTAGGAGCCTTAGCATAAGGGGTTAAATTCCTTGTGATAAGTTTTTTTCTAAAACCATCTGAGTTTACAAAATCTAAAGGACTTGCCATTTATATTTTTTTAATTATAAATAGGTTGGGTGTTGATTTTATGGATTATAATATGCTGGCGAATTATTACCAAAAGGGTTAAACTGTTTGTTATTATTTTGCATCGATGCTAAGTATTGTGGACTATTTAACGTCTTTGATAAAGATTGAGCAATCATATCTAATTGAGCTTGCGTCATATTAGGTGGTGGGTTTTCAAATTTTATTACTATATTGTGATTTAATGTCCCCCCAATATCCATTTTTGAACTTTGGGCCGTTGCTGTATTAGAAACTGATGTCGACAGATTTTGGTTACCTATTGGTGTTTGTTGTCCTGTAACTAAACTTGAAATTGGTTGATTCTTTACGTCAGTTCCTTTATCAAGTTCCACCTGTAGAGTTCCAAGTAAGTCTTTGGTATATCTTTCGACTGCGGTTTTGTCTCCAAGGTTCTCCTGAACTTTTCTAGATGTTTCCTCCAAACTATTTTTTACTTTAGTATCCAAGTTAGTAAGTTGTGTTCCCGCTCTTTCAAGATAATCCGCAATAGCGTCTACACTATTTTTATTACCACTTCCTAAGTCTTTAACTAAAGTTTCTAAGTCTCCAATTGCCGTTTGGGTTTCTCTTCTCACATCACTGGTGTCAAAAGAATCTGCAGCGGCACCAGTAAATGCTGAAACCGTTCTTCTAGCCCCTTCAGTATATTGAGTAGCTTGTGGTGCAGTAACTACACCTCCAACAACTTTTTGTTTAATCGCCTTCAAGTCATTCATTATCACATCGGTTGTCTTCAATTGTGATCTACCAATGTCTTCTACTGTCTTTGGACCTTCTTTTTGTTCTTTGATAAGTTTATCAAATTCTGGTTGAGTTAATTCAGAAAGTTCTTTTTTAGTTCCGTCTTCCAAGGTAACTTTGTAAGTTCCCTCTTCCATTTTAGCAATGTTTGCTAAATATTGTTTGTCCTCTTCGTTAACAATTGTTAATCCCGCAGAATTTACTGCCGTCAATCTTTGATCAAGTTCGGCGGCGGCAAGTCCTAACTTACTCATTTCAGTAGCACTAACACCAGTTTCTTTTTGTAATTCTTTGAAAGTTAAAACACCTTGTGGGTTAATTTTGAAAGTTTTGGTTTTTTCATCAAAGTATGTAAATTGTTTTGCGACATCAACCAAACTATCTTGTAACGCTCCAGGATCGTTGATTGAAGCGTTCATTAGTGCAAATGGGTCACCCAAAGTTCCAACAGCAACTCCTAACCGTTGAAATGCCGCGGCAGTTGTTACCGCCTTTTCAGGATTTAATACGTCGTCAGCCAATTGAAAAGTCTGATTCATATCAAATCTCAACATTGAAGCTTGAGCCGCCATCTTTGTAAGTCCGACAACTCCACCCTCGAAATTGTAACGATTCATTTGTTCCATGTTATTTCGAACATCTTTCATTACTTGGTTGGCGTTCCCTCCAACACTTCGGATGTAGTTTACGGATTCATCCAAACTTTCCCCTATCTTTTCAATTCCAATACCGACATCCAAGAAAGAATTTGCCAATTGCTCAGCTCCTATACCTAAAACTTTTTCGGCTGCAAATAATTTTTCAACCTCTTCCGCTGTCGCCACAACATTCCTTTTAGATGCTTCTGCAACATCTTCGATAACTCGACCAGTGTCCGCAACATTACCTCCCAACCTTATTACGTCAGGTGCCGCATCAGCTATTGCATTTCTTAATTCTACAACTCGTTGTCTACCTTGAGTAAATACGGTTTGAATTTTGTTACCCGCCACCGCAATCTTATCGAACTCCGCAACAAAGGTTTCAGAATTTACCGTGAATAGATCTTTAATATCTTGATAGATTTTGTCAATCGATGATTTGTCGTTTGGATCTTGCATATTCTTAGTTCATATTATCCATAAATACAAAAAGGACTGATTTATCAGTCCTTTGTATTTTCTTTTACCCATTTATCTAATAAATACTTTCTGAAAAAAACAGGCATTTTCAAAAAATCACTGTAACTAACATTTAATAATTTAGTCAAATAATAAAATTCGTTGATTTGACCTACCCTATAATCAGAAGAAAGGACGAAAAAAGTCAACCCCGAAACCAACATTTACTGTTAGCTTTTCTCCTGATGGGGTCATAATTGTTCTTTTTAAATCTAATCGAGGTTCATTATCTTCCATAAATTGTCTAATATATTTGGAATCTGCTATTGGCATTTGTTCAATGAATTTTGAAATTTCACCTCTGTCCGTTGTTCCATTGATTTCAACAAGTTGTTTGTTGAGTCTCCAAGTTACTCTTGGTACGGCTCTACCCTGAGGATAATTATCTCCCAACCTCTGAACTTCTAATATCTCACCATAATTCATTGGTTTTAGTTTTACCGTTGTTTGTGATTTTGGTAGTATTGTTGTGAACGTTCCATCCTCAGTTGGTGATTGTCCTTTCAAAATATCCAATTGGTCTAACATCACCGAAGTTTTGAAAGATTTTTTTGTGATAGGATCGGTAAGGCTCAATTCCATTTCAGGGCCAAATGCCGTGTTTCTCAAAAATATTAAAATTGCTTCAATGTCACCCTCCAACAACTCGTCTACTTTGAGATCTGGTTCATAAATTTTTGCCCTCAATAGATTTTGTGTCATATTAGGATCAGAAGCCATCAAAATATTTTCATCTGAGGCAGTAAGATACCCAACCTTTATAGATTTCTTTTTGTTTTTGTAAAATAATCCTTGACTGGGTAAAGGAACCACATCGTGTGGTAAACTTAAATTTGAGTGTCCGTATTCTTTTGATTGATTTTCCATAAAAATAATAACCGTAGAGTTTTATTCCCTACGGTTAAATTTAAAAATTATCTATAAATAATAAATAGAAATTTAATGTTAATATACTAACACACAACGGTCAGGTCTCATAGAACAAGTGATTGTTGCTAAACCATCTTGAGAATAAGACAACTGATTAAAGTTGACATCAGTTAAGAAAACTCCATATAATATCCACTTTTCTACAACAACACCCGTTGGGTCCAACATTTCCAAGTCCACATCTTTCTTATAACCTGCAGCATAACCCATTCTACCTGTAACAGATTCTGCATGTAAACGAACCCACTCCATTAAAGCTTGCGCCGCTGATGGTCCAATCGGATCTCTAAATGTAACCGTTATTGGATTCCAAACGAATCGTCCTGCAACGTAAGTTGATGTGTTCAAAAACTGAATTTCTGTAGAACCAATCGTTATCTGTGGTCTTGCAGTTGATTCTACGAACCACTCATTTATTCCCAAACTAGATGGAAACCTTAAGATAAAACGGTTTTGTCGTTTTGGTTCGTAAGGTATCGGCATTTTCATTAATAAATCAGCCATATTGTTAAATTTTTTTTTGTTCTTTGTTTATAGTGATAAATATATCCCCACTAAAAAATTTTTCTATTTACTTTTTTTTTTATGAGAGTATCCTTACTTTACTTCGCGCTTAACGCCTCCAGCAGTAGAATACGTTTTTACTATATTATCTGGTTTATTTTCAAAATGTTTTTTCATTACTTCTATATTTTTTGGATCATCGTCACTAAAACCTATAGAAAGCTCTTTTGGAATAAAGTTATTTCTTACTCCTTTCTTTAAGAATACTTTTTTATTTAGTACTGCCGCCATCGCCTTGATGTAACTAACAAATTCTTCCATAGCTTCTACCTTAGCCTCTTCAGGATTGACAGCTCCTTCTTCATCTCCGAACGATACAGGGTGATATTTGTTGAGTTCTAAGTATGATCTTATTAACTCTTCGTCACTCATATCCTCTTCATCTACGAAGGTTCGATATTTTTTGAGGTTCTTTATTAGTTGTTCTTTATCTATACCATTAAATCCTGATATAATATAGTTGTATATAGCTTCTTTAATTGTATTCGGGTTGTGTCCTCTCGCCGTGATAATTGCAAAAATTGAACCGTTATTTATCGCCTCTCTAAAATCATCGAATGCAGGACCGACCTTAGCTTTCATAGCATCAACTAAAAAGTTTTTGTCTCCACCTGATCTGAAATTTCTGAATGGACTATCCGCATATCCTACAATTTCGTTACCTTTGTATTCAAAAGGTTCTTTGCCAATCATATGTCTATATTCTGCAAAATCGTCAGTTGACATACCAAACTCTTCTCCGTTTTTATCTATCACTATAATTTTTGTGGGCATATGAACAATATTATCGTCCCAATCGAACGCGTAATACTTCATATCTGGTGTATTTTCAGACTTAAATCCTTCTGTAAATTCTTTTCTCATTGGCTAAAAAAGGGGGGAATTTACCCCCCTTCTATTTTTAGATATTTTCGAACGAAGCTCCAGTTGGAGTGATGAAGAATTCAATATCGATGAATTCCAAAGCCTTCGTAGGTTTTAAGTATATCTTACCTGTTAATGTATTTCTATCTAAGTCTTCAGGTGTTGAAGAAACTGTTACTCTGAAGTCATAAAGACCTCTATCTCTTCTAATTGAATCTAAGATAGGGTTAACACTATCCAAGAATTGTTGTCTAACGATTTGGTCGTTTTGCTCGAACAACAATCTTACTGCTACTGCTGAAATCAACTTTCTAGCTTGAAGTAACAATCTTCTTACGTTCAATCTGTTTAATGCGGTGTCAGCAACTTGTAAAGTTTTGTTACCCCAAATTACAGTTCCCACATCAGCGAATGTTGCGATAGGGTTGATTCTTCCTTGATACAAAGTATCTCTATCTTCTTGGGTGAGTTTTACTCTCGCTTTGATAGAGTTCACAAGACCTCTTGTGTAACCCGCTGAAGCGAACCAAGGGAATGCGATGTTATCAGTCAACGCTAAGTTTCTACAAACTTCACCAGTTGGTGGTAAGTAAATTTGTGTATTGTTGACAGTATCTCTTGTCAAAATCCAAGGATAGTAAGTCGCAGTATAGTTAGAATCAATACCTGTGTTATCCAAGTTGTCTACAGCTTCTTGAGAATAGATTATATCCAATGAGTTTGTAGCGTCAGGGGTAAACATTTGATAGTCAGGTGTTGTTGCGATGTATACTGAGTCCGCTCTTGAGAACTGAACCATATCGATTGCTTCCTCAACCAAGTTAGAGTTATTTACATAATCTATACTTGAAGTTGCAAATACGTTGATGTTTGTAGATTCAGGATTTGCGAATGTAAGAATACCTAACAAGTATGCGTAATAGTCAGTATTAGCAAAATCTTGAAGGTTATTCTGAACAACGATTCTCTTGAACAAACCATCACCAGTTGCATTTGGATATCTTTGTGACGCGGATGCTCCCGCTAAGAAACCTGAAGATCCCAATTGGAATCTATCTTGATTTGTTCTATGTTCTCTGTAGATATCCCATCCATCAAAACCTCCAGCAAAACATATAGTATATTTTCTTGAGTATATGAAATAGTAAGGGTTTTCTTGAGTTTCAGGATCCGATGAGAAGTTAGCAACACCACATTCGAATGCTGTCTGACCACTAGTTTGGAAAGAATTCGAAATAGTTACAACTGTAGCACCTGAGTCCATGTGGAAACCTTTACTCAAATAATTCCATTGTTCACCAGGAACAGGAAGAGGAGACACAACCCAATTGATTGGATTTTGAGTTCCTTTATATTGTAAGAACGCATCATCAACTCCAAATTGACTTGAGAAACCTAAATAACTTCTTCTTACGATGTCTCCAGCAGATTCTACTGTGTTTGTGCTTGAGCCAAAAGGAGGGTTATAGATTACCTCGCCAGGGAAATAATACTTAGTTTTAAAAATTGGAACTGGTGAAGGGTTAAGTACTGAGGAATATTCTCTCTGGGTATATCCATAGAATCCACAAGGTATTGCATCTATTGGTGCTTCGTCAGCCATTTCAACCATTATGTATCTTGAAATCAATGCGTACTCACCATCACTTGATCCAATCTTTTTAGCAACAAAGTTGTTAGAAAGAGGATCCATGTTACAGTTTGTGAATTTTTCAATTACAACTGGGTTAGCGTCCGTGTCAAAAAAGTTTCTAACTAACACGTCAAACGTCATATTATTGAAAGACAAGTTAGCAATTGAAACTTTAACTTCAGTGTTTGCTGAGTTACCGTCAGAAATTGAAATGAATCTAAACAAGTTATAAACTTTATTACCTCTTAACTCGGAAACCAAGTAAGGTGTTTGAGGTGCTTTATATTGTGTTACATTGTAAGCGATTGAAGATGGGTCTTGACTTCTAGCACCAGGTAAAGAAATTAAATCACAGTTCAAACCTCTAATATAACCTTGGTTAAAAGCGTAATTCAAAGTGCTTGGATACACTTCCTCAACAAACACAGGAACTTCATTTCTTGATTTTCCAAAATTATCGACACCTAAAACTTTAGTAATATATTTTGATGATGCTGCGGACATTGAAGTTTCAAACGAGAAATTGTCATTATCTTTAGTAACACCTGATATTAAGAAAGTTTCATAAGGTGATTGAGTAATACCTGAATATTGTCCACTACAATTCAAAGTCAAAGCAGATAATGCGTTAACTTCATAAACTGGTCCGTGTTGGTCACTGTCAACGCTATTAGTATATAAAGATATACCTCTTGATCTCAAAGTCGCTACAACCATATTGTTGTATTCGGAATACGCAGTTCCTGAGTAAGTGAAAACACTACCTGATACGGTACCTGAGAATGTTGAAGAACTTCCTGATGTTAAACTAGAAACATAATAGAAGAATGAATATCCTGAGTAAGCGTTTCCTGAAGTAATATCAAAGTTAGCATAATACCAAGGATCGTTCAAATCAGAACTCAAATCATTTGTTGCTAAGTTGACAGTATCACAACCATATTCATTTATCACATTTGAATATTCTCCAGTTAAGTCATAAAAATTAGACTCAGGAATTGCTCCATATACCACTGTTGTATTTGCTGACAATGATGGAGTATCCATAATATTGTCAAGATTACTATTGAAGT